TGAATTTCTAGCTAAATCAGTCAAAGTTGTCATGATACCAGCTTCTGATGCTGTGATAGTAACCGATGTTGGATTAATTGCGGTATTTGCTAGGTCAGCCGCTTCACTAACTGCTGATGCTGATACTGTTGGATAAATTGGTACTTCAACCGATTTTCCACCACCTGCGATAGTGTAGTTTCTTACTAGACCCTTCATTATTGATTGCTCACTAGCTGTGAACATCGCTTCTGCTACGATTTCAGTATATAGTTCTGAAATGGTACTACTGGTTGTTTCGTCTGCCATTTAAGACTCCTTTAAAAAAAAATAATTATAATTTTGAATTAATAACAAAAGGCTGAGACATTTTTTCTTTCCTATATTTTCTATAGGCTTCTCTGTCTTTTGCGTTATTCATATCTAAATCACTCAAATTTAAAGGCTTACTGAGTTCTTGCCTATCCACATTTGACACCGAACCACTACCACTAGGGGTAGCACTTACAAAGTGTGGGTTTTGTGTTAAGAACTCTTGCACTAATTCGTCTGTGGACAAAAGTTCACCCAATTTATTGTATCTTGCTAATCCATTTTTATCAAGTATTTCTACATTGCCTGTTTCATTTAGCTTAATATTTTCTTTTAAAAGCTCAACTACTTGGTCTGGATTTATAGCTTTATTCTTGGATGCTGAAGATAATAACGACTTGTTTATCTTGATATCTTTTAGCTGACTTTCTAAATTCTGTTTCTCTTTATTGAACTCTTGGGTTCTTGTTTTTAGTATTTCTTCAAACTCACCCTTTTGAATACGTTGCTTTTCTTCTGCTTCCTTCTGGGTTTTTACAGCGTTTATAGCAATGTCCAAGTCTTCAACACCTAGCTTTTTATACATAGACCCTCTTTCTTTGGCTAATCGTCTTTCAACAATATTATTTAATTCGTCTTGGGTGAATGTTTGTGCTGTTGGTGTTTCTTGCACTTGTGGTTCTTGTTCTGTGGTTTCAGTAGTCTGTTCTACTTGGTTTTCTTCAGCCATTTCTTTCTCCTATATATCCCAGTCTGGGTTTGTTGGAATCCAAGTGTGCCGACAACGATAACCACCACGAACTATAAATGGGTCACCTGTAGACTTGCCTTGCCACCCTTGATTATTCCAAGTATCCCGAATTTCTTTTTCGGTTAATGTTTTATTTAACATATCTCTACAAAAAGGTCTACTATCTCTTACTAGCGTTCCTGTGTAGGTAAAATGTGTCAACCCTGCATCTTTTGCTTTAGCTACTGTAAACTGTCCGTGAAACTGCATTACTGAATCATGTGCTATCTGACTTGCATAACGTCTAAGGTTATTCCCTGCCCTGTCACTAGCATATTGTGTGTGTAGCTTTCTAACCGCTTCTTCTATCTCTGCTTTCTTAGCACTATCAAATTTGTTTTCGTTTATAAAGTCTACCAGTTCATTTATTTCTGCAACATTAGACTGCTTATACACTCCGTTGATATGTGACCTTATATTAGTAACCATGTCATCAAATGGTCTACCTGCTATGGTGCTTTGGTAAACCTCATCATTAATTACTTTCAAAAATCTTTCGGCTATATCTTCAAAGCCACTAAAGGACTGTGTTTTGAGAGCGTTCAAGGTTGTTAGGTCTACTTCAGTTAGGCTTTTAAACTTCTTAGGTATGGGCATTTCGCCAAACGTATCTAAGACCTCTTTTGCAATCTTGTTATATTCTTCATTTATTATGGTATCGGCTTCTTGAAGAAATGTTGTTTCTATCAGGTTTCGGATAGCAGGTTGTAGTTGTATCGCTAGTCTTTGTGAAACTAGCTTACCGCCTGTGGCTCTTGTGACTTCTCTAATAACGTCTTCTTCTAGCCTATAGAGTACATCAATAATACGCTGTTCGTGTTGGTCAGCTAATTTATCTAATATCTTTGACATTATAGGGGGAAGTCTTTTTTCCAAGCTCTGATTGACCAGTAAGCAGGGGAAAGCGTCTTTTGTCCTTTTACTTCTTTGAGTACCCCACCCATTCTAGCCAAGAATGATTTCTGTCGTGCAGGGATGTTTTTCTTTATAGACATACCCCTAGCACCGAATGTAACTTTCTTAATATTGCCTGTAGATTTGTTTTTTACATAAACCCCAAACTTTTTTCGCTTAGATTCCGTTGTCGATAATCTAAAAGGCTTATTCAGTTTTACGTCTTTTCCCCTATATCGTGCCATTACTTTCTTTTTCTCTTTGTGGCTCTTTTGATAATATCTTTGTCGAATGTACCAGACCGACCCCTGCTAATTAGCTTGTTTACTCTAGCCATCGCCCAAGCGTTCATAGGTATTCTGGGTCTTGAGCCTGCGGAAAGAAATGCACCTTGACCCCTACGAAAACTAGCCTTTAAATCTGTTAAATTAAATAATTTTGATTTTTTTGCTTTTGCTCTGAGTGTTGCTAAAGTCTTTGCTGATAAAGGTTTCCTTCTAACTGCCATTATGCCCTGTTCCTTCTCTGTAGTAATGAGCGTGGTATTCTTGCACCTGCTTTGTATAACGCACTTACTTGTTTCAATAGACTCGCTCTAGCACTTCTTTTTGCACCTTTTAGACCAGATAGATATTTTTTAGGAATACCAGTTTTCTTGTCTTTGGGTACTTTCCTACGCTTCTTCTTCAACTGTCTGTCCTTCTACTTCTGTTGTTTGAAACTGCCCTCTAACTGTTCTAGCGGAATCTATCTCTTCATTTATTGATTTTATCATTTCGCTATCATCAATAACTGCCTGTGCTATCTGCTTATCTAGTTCCTTGTTAAATGTTTCGGACTTTATACCACTAGCTTTAGCCATCTGAAGATATTGAAGGTCATTCGCCCAATCTCTAATATCAAAGGTATCTGGGTAGTTTACCGAACCATCAAACTGTTTATCTTGCCACATAGCAAACAAACCCCATATCTGTTCTTCTGCGTTCTCAAGATAATCGGCTTTCTCTGAAAGTCTTGCGTTCAATAACTGAAATTCTGTTTGTAGAGCAATGCCACTAGCTATTTGTGACCCTGTTGCCCTTACTGAACCCATGTGTGTTATTCTATCAATAGCGTCTACCTTGTTCTGAATACACTTCATTATTCCATCTAGGTTCTGACCGCTTGGCTGTATAATGTAAGGCTTTAGACTTGCTTCTAGGTCTTCTGGTATCTCTATTATAGCACCTGCACCTGCACTAGCTTCTACATTAGGTGTTTTTACTAGGCTTGGGTGGTTTGCTAGTCTGATTAGTTGTTCTTTTTCAGAATAGTCGTTGTAGATAGATTGTTGTAGAAATGCAACATCAGCAAGGTCACTAATCCCTATAGGTCTTTTAGCACCCCTTAGATTATAGACATTTACGGCAGGTATCTTTCCCAATGGGTTAGGTATTTCTTCTATAAGCCTTGCATCGCCTTCCGTGTATTCCTCTTGATACTCCTCAACTTCATAGGTGCTTATAGTTTCTTCTGTGAATACTTTGATAATTGCTCTATCTGCGTTTATATCCTCAACAACCATCAACATATCAAGATAGAACCTACCACTAGCTGACCGCCTGTAGTTCCAGTTCACAACATTTTCTGGGGTGTAGATACTGATATAAGGTCTGATATCCTGTGCTAGTTCTTCTGCTCTTGTATTGGCGTTTGATTGTGGCTTATCAACAATGACCCAACAATTACCATATATGCTTGCGTTCATTTGTACTTCACGCATTACAGTATTGAATGAGCGACCATCTAAGTCAGCGTCCATAAGGAATGAACTTAACTGCTCATCACCATCCAAAGACCCATAATCTCTTGTTGGTGGAACACGCCATAAAAAGCTTGTGTATATCTGAACAACATTCTTGCAATGATTATCTACTGGTGTGTGTCTTATTCTTGCGTCATATTCTTCTGGTGACTCTAAAACATATCGGTGTAGGTAATAGCCGTTTTTGTAATCATTACCGCCTAGATAACTACGAATATAGAACTCCCAATTAGATATATTAGCGTTCCATAAGTCGTGTTTGCTTGTAAGTGTTTCCCTATCCATTAACTCCACCTTTTAGGATGGCTTGGTGCAAAATTCCTCTTTAGTGGAAAATTATACTCTACTAAGTACCCTAGAGCATCATTCATATGGTCATACCCACTATCTTTGTCTGGAATATGCGTACCTTCCTTGTAAATTTGTCGCTCTATGCTTTTGATTGCATTTTTACAGGACTTAACAATAAACAGACTATTTTTACCATTTACGTTCTTTAACTTAGAATTTACTGCGTTAATCCTATCCCTAACTAAAGGTGCTGTATTCTTACATCTTACATCAAATCCATTATTTTTCAATATCGCTAAGTCAGTTATTCCACCTGCACTTGTTTTTCTTTGTCTGGCTGATGGGTCTGGATAAACCACTATTTGCTTACCTTTGTATCTGGTTTTGATTTCATCACACATTTCATTCGTATTACTGCTATATATTTGTATCTCATCTATCACAACAATTCTATCATTTTCTATAACGCATACAACAGCACTCATAGGGTCTACGTTGAAGTCTAAACCTATGTGTAGTACGCCATTATTGTTCTGATGTTTTTCTATCAAGTTTTTCGTTCTATCAAAGTTATAATAAATCATAC